GTCAAGCCATGGCAGCCAAGGCAAAGGCTCAGGGTCCCGGTATGATGGCCCAGATTCAAGCTAAGGCCAAGGCGGCTGCGAACAAAGCCAAGGCTGCCGCTCCAGGTATGATGGCCCAAGCCAAGGCGGCCGCGAACAAGGCCCAGTCCCAAGTCAAGGCGGCCGCGAACAAGGCCAAGGCCGCCGCTCCAGGTATGATGGCCCAAGCCAAGGCAGTCGCGAACAAGGCCCAGTCCCAAGTCAAGGCGGCCACGAACACAGCCAAGGCAGCCACTACGAGTACGGGTAACAAGCCTAAAAATAACAACGCAGTGAAGAAAGTTGCCAATGCGTTGCCATCCAATGGGAGGGCGAATTTTAAGGGTAAAGCGATAGCTAATAAGGTTCAAGCGGATGGGCGCAGGATGGCGGAGAATACCACCAAACAGGCCCTCTCAGCCATAGAAAAGGGGCGTAACATGGCAAAAAAGGCACATCGCCAGGCTATTAACATGGCCACACAAGCTCATAACCAAGCACTCGAGAAGGCTCGTATGGAGGCACAAGCTAGTGGTCTTCAATTCGGTGAAGAAATGCCTATGAATTATATGGATAATATGGGTCGTCGCATCATGCAGGGGCCCAATGGTGGTGCTTATGTAAACATGCCCGGTGGTGCTAAGAATTACAGACCCAATGCGGCTTTTAAGAACCAAGTGGGTAGTGGTATGGTAACACCTGTCGGGGGTCAGGGTGGACTTCCCCAAAATCTCCGATTTTAAATAATAAACTGGAAACCTTTCAAATTTTGAGGCTCATAGACAATAAGTTGATGAAGTTTCCAAGTACACCCAAACTTCCTGTTCAAGAAATACACGCTATTTAACTCAGCAATAGCATGACCAGAATTTCTTGAATAGAGACCATTAGAAACCTCCGCCCTGGCTACGTTCTTATCAGAATCATAGACACCAGCCTTAATCATTCCTTGATGATCGGTGTCAACCTTTACGCGAAATTTGGGTTCCCTATCGGGTGACTCCTTGATGTTAGAATTAAACATTGGTGTGAGTTCATCCTTTGTCATTTGGGTACCAAAAATCTTTTCACTTTGATTTACGACCGATTCTATGATCTTATCCTCAATCTCACGAATACCTTCATAGAACTTTTTAATATAACTACCATCTTCATCATGTCCCTTCAACGCAAAATCTATATTATACTTCGTCATTCCTACTTCAGGTGTAAATCCTGATACACCAAATGGCATATACAACCTCGGAAACTGAATACGCATAGGAGTTCCCTGTTTTGTCGATAGAACTACTTTTCGATTGTTATATTCCCCGATTTCAAGGTTGTTGATAGCTTCATTAATTTTCGACATTTCTAATTTATATTGTGTTCTAAACTTTAAGCTGAACACGCCACGCAATCAGGCTCCAGGCTAAACTGAATAGGACGCGCTTTCGCCTTAGATCGCAGATAATACATTCCCGTTTTGAGACCCGACTTCCATGCGTACATATGCATCGAAGATAACTTGGACATTGTGGGACTTTCCATGAAGAGGTTCATCGACTGACTCTGGTCAATAAAACGTCCACGGTCCGCCGCCATGTCAATAATACATTTTTGACTAATTTCCCATACAGTTTTGTAGAGTTTCTTAATATCATCGGGAATATCGACAATGTTTTGAATAGAACCACCAGCCTTCACCATGAGGTCTTTCATTTCTTTGGACCAAAGACCCCCTTTCTTTAGGTCATCTACCAGATGTTTGTTTACTACTACAAATTCACCGGCAAGTGTGCGTCGTAGATAGATGTTTGTCGTGTAGGGTTCAAAACATTCATTGTTACCGAGAATCTGTGCGGTAGAAGCAGTGGGCATCGGTGCCATGAGAAGACTATTCTTAAGACCCTTATTCTTGATACGCTCAGCCATTTCAGTCCAATCATACCTGAGTGGGTACTTGGCCTCACCACCCCACATAGATGGCTGAAGAATACCCTGGGAAGCTGGGGAACCTTCGAATGTTTCGTACGAACCGTCAACTTCCGCCAATTCGGATGAAGCTTCGAGTGATGCGTGGTACATAGTTTCAAAAATCTGTGCGTTCAACTGTCGAGATTCTTCGCAGTCGAATGCGAGACCACACAGAATGAAGACATCTGCCAGACCCTGTACACCTAGACCGATGGGACGGTGTCTCATATTAGACTTCTTCGCAGTTTCAACTGGGTAGAAATTTCTATCGATGACCCGATTGAGGTTTTTTGTAACAATTTTTGTGACTTCGTGCAATTTATCAAAGTCAAATGTTTTCGTTTCCTTATTTACGTACTTTGGAAGTGCGATAGACGCCAGGTTACATACCGAGGTCTCATCTTTGTCTGTGTATTCGATAATCTCAGTACACAGATTAGAACTCTTAATCACACCTAAGTTCTTTTGGTTACTCTTCTTATTGCACGCGTCCTTGTACAACATATACGGAGTCCCAGTCTCAGTTTGACTCTTAAGAATGGCCTTCCAAACTTCAGCCGCTGGAACAGTTGAATTGGCGAGACCCTCTTCTTCATACTTCGTGTACAGTGCCTCAAATTCATCACCGTACACATCAGATAAACCTGGGGCCCTGTCTGGACAGAAAAGTGACCAATTACCACCCTCTTCAACCCTCTTCATGAACAGGTCAGGAATCCATAGACCGGAGAAGAGATCTCTGCACCGAGCTTCTTCATCACCCTGATTAAGACGGAGTTCCAAGAAATCCATGATATCTGCGTGCCATGGTTCGATGTACACCGCGATAGAACCCTTACGCCTACCAGCCTGATTGACGTAACGTGCTGTGGCGTTGAAAACCCTAAGCATTGGGATAATTCCATCAGATTGACCATTAGTGCCTCTAATACGAGACTTATTACCACGAATATCGTGAATATGCATACCAATACCACCAGCCCATTTTGAGATTTGGGCACACTCGGTTAGGGTACCATAAATGCCGTCGATGGAATCACCCTTATTGGCGATGAGAAAGCATGAAGACATCTGAGGCCTGGGCGTCCCGGCATTAAACAGTGTAGGTGTCGCATGAATGAAAAAACCCTGTGACATTTTGTCATATGTTTCTAGTACAGCTGGGATATCCTTACCATGAATACCAATAGAAACTCGCATAAACATGTATTGAGGTGTCTCTACCAACTTCCCCTCGACGCGCTGGAGATAACTCTTTTCGAGAGTTTTCAGACCAAAGTAACCAAATTCAAAATCACGATCGGTTTTAATAGATTCTTTGACCTTTTGTGCGACTTCTACAACTTCATCAGTGATAATACCAGCCTTGTGAAGCTTTCGCATGGCGAGGTGGAAGTTGTTTGGACACACCTTTTGGATGTTACTCGCAATAATACGGGTTGCGAGAATCTCGTAGTCTGGGTCAGATGTGATCATCCCGATACAAATTTCGGCTGAAAGAATATCAATTTCTTGAGCTGTGATGTTATCGTACATGGAAGAAAATACCTGTTGTGCAACCTTAGACGAATCGCAATTTTCTGAGAGATCATACGTTAAATTCTTGATCCTATTGGTGACATTATCAAATTTCATATCCTCAATACGACCTGAGCGTTTAATAACTCTCATATACCTATTGTTAAATTTTTATTTTTAACTTACTTCTTGCATTCTAAGTCTTTACTGCGAACGGGAACAGTTCCCGCCACTTCCATTTTGCGATTGGGTTGAAGAAGATATGTGTTTACAAAAAAACTACCTTCCTCACCAGCCTTGGAGACTGGGGCATACGAACCCACGAAGCATGCTGGGGGTTTGCAGTTAATTTCAGCTTCCTTCTTTAATGTTGGATGTTGGGCATACGCTTCGTTGAAGTCGGACATGTTCAGCATTTACTATTTACATATAATTTTTTTCGGCGAGTATATTAAATGAGTTACCTCAATTCTCTCAAACAAACCGAGACTCCTCTGAACTCACTCTTTTTTTCCGAGTTCAATACCGAATTGCTTCAGCGTGGGATTCGTCAGGCCTTTAAAAATAAGAGTGGCATATCCATAGATTATCAAAATCCTGATGATTTATACAGTCTCATGCGTGTGGTATTTATCAACAACTCCGGTGATCATAACAAAGAAGTTAAGAAGCAGGTCAAGTACATGAACAGCCGTGTCATTGACACAGCTGTCGGTCAGATTCAAACTGGTGTAGCTCAGTATATCGCATACAGTAAGGAAATTGACACAACCAGGGACCTTTTGGACCGCCCAGTGAATACCAGTACCACCGGAAACAAACTGGACAAGAATACAAAAATAGGTATCAACTAGTTTAAAGTTATACCTCGATGGTATATTAAGTATGAGTCTTAACTACTATAAAACTGAAACCGAGAAGGTCTGTAGATTAAAGGGGTGGGATCGTGCTCCTGTTGATACAGTGTGGCTTTTACTAACAGAAGAGTTTGGTGAATTAGCGTCAGCGATTCGCCAACATAAAAAAACGTTCAAGAAGACAAATCTCAAAAAGGATCGGGGTACTGATATTATGATGGAAATGGGTGACGTTTTCAGTTATCTTTTTCAACTGGCACATATGCTAAACGTAGATCTCGATCAGATGTGGTGTGAACACAAAACTAAAATGCGAGATAAGAAATATAATCTGAAGTAATAACAAGTATGAGTTCATATATGCTCAACGACGAAGATGCGATCAATGACGTCAATCCATTTGTCACACACGATTTCTCCCTTCCAGGAGGTATGCGACAGACGGGTGAATTTGAAAATTTCTCAGAACTGCAGAAAACTGTATGTAAACCAGTATCTGTAGATGATCGTAGTGTATTTTGTGACTTTGGATTATGTAACGACCAATTAAAACCCGTTGTTCGTGATATTGTTATTCAACCTAAACGAAATATAGATACCGGTTTCACTTGCCCACCAAAGAAGAAGGCTGTGAAAAAGGCGGTAAGGATTCCTTATTTTGGTATGTTCCTCTGTATGTTAGTTATACTTCTGATTGTATTATATTCAGGACGTTAATGAAATATTCTAAACGCCCCAAGTTGTTACATCTTTGAATTATTTCAGGGATGTATTTTTTACAAAATTTCTTCATAAAATCCACTTGCCAAGTACTGTTCATATTGATAATCGGTGGCTGGAAAGTGGGATCCAATATTTTACTCGAATGCGCGAGACGAATATAGTTATAGTCTTTTGTCAATAGTGTTTCTAGTGTGAGTTCTGCTATTTTGTGTTGAACTTCGAGTGTCTTTTTAACCATAGTGTCAAGAAACTTTACGTATAAGATGGTTCTCTTGGTAGAATTTATCATGGTCCAATCTCCGTTGGGTTCGGAGGAGATGTAATCGACGTATGTGTCGTATATCTTATCCTTCTTCACGAATCGCTCGTATACGATTTCGATATAATTCATCTTAGAGTCAACATCATAAACAGATGTTGCACTCTTAACAAAGCAGTTCATGTGAATATAAAGAGAATCTAGTCTTTAAACACCTAAGTGGGGTGCGTGGAACATATAAAGTATGCCCCAAAATCGAGATGTATTCATCGATCGCAAACAACAGTTTTTCTTATCTATTGACACTGGATGAATTTCGTAAAGCTTTACCTGATGAGTTAAGACCTTCATGGGTAAAGATTACCACAATAACTATGATATCCAGTTTTGTTCAGCAGATTAATATAAAGAGACTTCGAGCTATTTTCGAGGAGATTGGTTCTTACACCATGAAACGATCGGGCTCTGGAGGTGACGGAGGATTTCATTGGAAACTGAAACCTACGACATTTTACAATCAGGTTACATTGACGTATCATGACAGCTACAGTACCAAATCAGTAAAGGTATTCCCAAACGGGAGTATCCAAGTTGCTGGTTGTTGTGATCTCTTTGACTGTAAGCGTATCATCACACAGCTTACATACATTTTCAAGACTTTTCTTGATATCGATCATGATATACCGGAAGATTCCTTTCGTGTAGTGATGATTAACTCCAACTTCAGTTTAAACTACAATATCAACCTTCACGTGGTTTCGAATTGGTTTGAAGAGTACTCTGATATTTTCAAAGTGTCATTTGAACCAGATCGCTATTCTGCGGTGAAGATTAAGTTTAAACCGGCAAATGACATGAAAGAAATCACTTGCAGTATCTTCAGTACTGGCAAGATCATTATCACCGGTGCAGAAACACTCAAGGAGATTGCATTTGCCTATAATATCATTAACCAACACATAAACGAAAACAAATCAATCCGTGTATCCCAGACACAGGAAACCGATGTATTTGATATTTATCTCGGATACAGATGCGACCCTTTTGTTGAACATTTGAAAAATAAGGGATTCAAATCGTGGCTACACACAATTAACAACCGGCAAATTAATTTCTAAATTTATAGTAACAATATGTCTCAACGACTTGGAATGGCCGATGGACGATGCTTCACTGTTAACTCTTCAGCCCAGTTGTTCAACAACTATGTCATGAAGCAGAACAATATTACCTATGAGGATAATTACTCCTACCGTCAGCTTCTTCAGAAGTCTGGCCCCGAACTTTTCAACAAGGTGCAGGCAGCTAACCAGGGTACGGGCCCGTGTGTAGACTGTAACAAACCCCTAGTCGATACATCTAAAATTTATTAATTACATGAGCTAAATTACGAAAAATACTTTACTACCCTACTGTAGAATGCCCATATGTGCTATATGTCTCGGTGAAGTCCGATCGACGAGGTCAAATCCTCCGATCAGATGTGGACATATATTTCATTCCCACTGTCTACAGGAGTGGAAAAACCAAGGTAAGAACACATGTCCCACATGTAGAAAAGTTTTTGATGCATCTCACTTTAATGTTCTAGTTACGATACAGAACAATCACACAGCAGTAGCAAACTCTGTGTCATTGAATGAAGATTCTATATTCGATGTATTGGATTTATTTAATATCAACTTTGACGTTGAAAATCAACCTGACCTAGACAGTATTCTTGCCGACCTTGGGATGAGTCTTTCCGACTTTGATTCCTCTGTTCTTGACGCAGAATGACCCACAGTATAGTTTATAGTTTAGCGTAGAATAATCCCTCGAAGATGTCCGTGGATCCTTGATCATATTACCCCGCGCATCTTTCAGGAGAGGTCCTGTGGCCCACCCACGTTTATGACTAAATACATTGGCACGGAAAACGATACGTTTACCAACTTTAAATGACCCCGCCTTTTGAATTCGGGACACTGGAACTTTGAAGAACTTTGCCACTGAAGTAATAGTGTCACCCGTTTTGATCTTATATTCAACAACACCATGTTGCTTATAGAAGTGAAAATCACCATGTCGAATATAGTTCGCAGGTCGCCCAGGTGACACGAACATCATGACTTTGTAGTACCCCTTTTTACACCTTTCATTCGCTCGAGCTTTGTAAACCTTTTTTGGGTTGTCCGAAACAACGCGGTCCGCCAGTCCCTTACACGATGTGTAATTGTGACCTTTGTTAGAAAGCCCTGATCGATCACCCGGTATTGATTTCTGCCACCTATACGCTTCGTAGTCTCCCACAGCATACGCGTAGCAGTTATTACTTCCAACACCCTTTCTAGTGGACCATCGTTTATTCGTGAATTTTGGTTCAGAACCACTCAGGGGTAGATTGGTCATCTTACTGTATATTTAGAAAAAAAATATCAACATGTAATAAATGATTAAAGACGTTGCCAAATCCCAATCTCGTACCGATATGGTCAGGGAGCTTTTGCTGTACGTTCTCGCCCTTCTTATTACCACCTTCCTGATCCGTCTTCTCTGGAACAGGTCTCTCGTGAAACATATAAGCATCCTCAAGCCTGTCAACACTCTCACTGACGCGTTTGTCCTTTCTATCGCTCTTAGCGTTGTGCGAGGTCTTTAAAATTCGGTGTACCCGATACTTATTTCACCATCAGGGTGAATAATATAAGGAAAGCCGTCGATATTATCACATGATTCTTCATTACAATTTATGAAGACGTAGTGTCTTTTCGTATTGTTTAAATACTCCAACTGCTTACGAGTCCATTTACATGTCATGGTCCCGTAAACAGTCCACTTTTTAAGGCCTTGTGCCTTTGGAGTGAAAACTTGATTTTTCCCCGTCTGACAAAGAATGTATATGTTCGCGAGGATGAGTATCACGACCAGTAACATTTTATTATAGGTAAATATTTTTTTAAGGTTTACAAATCTTCTTTTTGAGTGCATTGACTTCATCTTTATCCAGTTTATTTACGAACTTATTAATGTACCTATTAACTGCCTTCTTTGGTGTGGAAGGCTTGGGAGTATTGAGAGCGTACGCAACAGCCGGGTCTAATGGTCCATTCTTGAGAGGCCGTGCCTTGTTCATCTTATTCGCAAGTTTTCTCTGGGCGTTCTTTTCCCGTGCCAACAATTCCATGAATTGTTTATTAT